TGCCGGGCGTGGCAGGGGCAAGCGATGAACGTCAATGAATTGAGTGGCGCGCAGCTTGACTATTTTGTAGCGCGAGCGGTCGGACGCGCGGCAAAGATCGATGATGGCAACGCACTTATTGAGCGTGTCCGCATGGGCGTTCTTGATGGTTCTGCCGAGCCGTTGGTCGTTTTATGGGGGAAATTTTCACCGTCGACGAATTGGACAGACGGCGGTCCGATCATCGAGAGGGAGAAGATCGAGCTCGCGTTCTGGCTTGGCTCATGGGGTGGATTCATATCAGGCTGTGCGTATGAAAGCGCCGATCCTGATGGTTGGGGCGACACTCCGCTCGTTGCGGCGATGCGCGCATACGTGAAGGTCAAGTTCGGCAAAGAGGTCTATCCATGCGCATAGAGAATCTAACTGGCGCTGAACTCGACTGCTGGGTCGCTCGCGCTGAAGGGTTCCGCACCGAAGTCGTCAAGGCGAACGGCATGGAGTATTGCCGCATTGACGTCGAGACAGTCGGCCACCAGTTCTACCAGCCGACGCAGAACCCGGTCATCACCGCGCCGATCCAGTTCCGTCAGCGCTACACCCTGTATCCGCTGGATCGGCTCGACGGCGAAATAGGCGTCCCACAGCGATTCTGGATTGCCGAAGCGCAGATGAATCCGGATTTCTACGACCTATACAGCGATGAGTTTCCGCTTGTCGCTATTTGCCGTTTGCGCGTTGCCGAGGCTGTTGCCGCGGGCATCATCAAGTTCTAACTGGAGTCGACAACATGGAAGCAGTCCAACACGACGGCATTTTCAAAAGCGCGCATGAGGCTGTGATCTTCGCGTGCAACTACACCGCCCAGCAGTATGCGATGTCGCCGATGGCCAAGCTGCTCCAGCGCGGCGGCAATGGCAGCGGCCGCGGTTTGGTCGGATTGGACGGCGCAGCGCAGTCCGGCATGGTGCTCGCCGAGCTGCAGCACATCGACTACATGCACATGCTGGTGTTGGTCGCGCGCAGTGCGCCGCGCAAAGAACGTTGCGAATGCAGTCATGCGTGCTGCAGCGGCTGGAAGGCGAACCCGATCTACCGCGATGCCGTGAGCCAGTTGACGGATCTGGTCGTGCCCGCTCTCGCTGGTGCGTTCAGTCTGCGTCGATTCCGACTAGCCGTCATTGAGAAGTACTTCGGCGAGAAGATCAAAATAAAAGACGTGGCCGCAGATCTCGGTATTCCGCCGCGTACCGCCGAGCGTCACGCGTCGCTGATCAAAACGCATCTGAAGGAAGCCGAGAAAACCGCGTGGACCGAATGGTATGGTCAACTCGACGGCGCAGGCATGATTGTTTCGCAAAACACTTGACTGGCGGGAAACACCGCCATATCATCCATTTTCATATACCGTACCATTGGTGCGAACACGAAGCCCGCAAAGCGAAAGCCGAGCGGGCTTTTTGCTTTTCTGTCGTCGTTGTCTCCTCGTGTGTGGATTTGCGCCAGCACCTTAACCGGGCTGGCGCTTCTTTTTCCGATAAGCCATGAACCTCAAAGCCATCATTCAGAAGATCGTCTCATGGTTCGTGCGCGAGGCAGAGACCGTTGAGCAAGCCGGTATCAAGCTATTCGACCAAGCGGGCCGCGAGGTATGGAGCCTCGCGCGCGACGGTACGATCAAGATCACTCCCAGCCAACCCCAACAGGACACGACTGTCATGAGCACACCCACACCCGCAGCAACCACCGGCAACAACGTGAACACCGCAGTGCAGATTGCGCTCGCGCTGAAAGCAATCGACCCGTCGCTATCGGTCGAGGCAGTGCAGGCGGCGACCAGTGCTGCGCTGGTCGCTGCGTATCCGGTCGCCGCTGCTGCCTGATGCGCCCGCTGCCGAAGGTCAGCATCACCATCGACCAGCTTGGATCGATCGAGGGTGCTGACCGCGCCGAGTTCGTGGTGCAGATGACGCTCAACGGCGTGACGCGCTCGTGTGCGGTGGTGCTCGAAGGCAAGACCGAGTCGCCGTACACACGCGCGCTCGAATGGGATGATGAAGCCTGATGCCGCGCCTTCGCACGTTGCCGACCCGGTTGCAGTCGCTGCCGAGTCGTGTCGTGGTTGCGGAGGCTGTCTCATGGCGCACTGGCAAGACCAGTAGCTCAGCGCGAGGCTATGACTACGCTTGGCAGAAGCTTCGCGCTACGCATCTCGCCGCGCATCCACATTGCGTCTACTGCCTGCGTGACCTTGGCATGGTCGGCATGTCGCCGGCCGATGTCGTGCTTGGATGCGCAACACGCGGCGTGGCCGAACCGCTGGGTAACATCGGCGACCACATCGTGCCGCACCAAGGCGACGACAGGCTGCGCCTCGACCCGACCAACGTTCAGACGCTGTGCAAGCCGCACCACGACGGCGAGAAGGCGCGTGCTGAGCGCGATGCGCGGCGCGGTCTGCGCTGATGCACTGAAATGGTGCGTTTGTTGTAAAAAGTACCGATAGATGACGTAGGGGTGTCGAAAGTCTGAGGCTATCGACGGCCTCGACCGACCGTTCCCGCACGCGTAGAAAAAATCCCCCTTTGAGGCTTTTGTTAATGGCTTTAACAGCAAAAAAGAGGCTGTTTGCTGATGCTGTTTTAGCCGGCCGAGCCAATAAGGACGCGGCGATCGCGGCAGGTTACAGCGCGGCCACCGCGTCGGCCGCCGGGTCGCGACTTGTTAAAGACAAGGACGTCGCGCTTTACCTGGCCGCACACAAGATTCAGCAGGAGTCGAGGCCCGCCCCTGCTGCAAAACCGGCTAGTGCCGATCGCGCGCCTGCCGATTTTGACATCGACGCGATGACCAGCTTCTCCGATCCGAAAGCGTTTCTGATCGCCGCGATGAACGACTGCCGCACCGAACCGAAGCTGCGAGTCGACGCCGCGAAGGCGCTCATGCCGTTCGTGCACGCGAAGATCGGCGAGGGCGGGAAGAAAGATGCACAGCAGGACGCCGCCAAGAAGGCCGCGGCGGGAAAATTCGCTTCGGCCGCTGCGCCGCTCAAGCTGGTCAACGCACGGAAGTCATAGATGGAATGGGATACGAGCTGCGTCGATTGGGCTGATCGGCTCAGGCGCGGAGATTCGATCATCCCGCCACCGATCTTTCCGGAAGAGGCCGCGCGAGGTGTCGCGGTAATGCGCGAGCTGAAGATCGTCGATGCGCCTGGCAGTCCGACCATCGGCGATGCATGTGCGCCTTGGGTATTTGATTTGGCGGCGTCGATCTTTGGCGCGTACGACGCCGAAAGCGGTCGTCGGTTGATCACTGAATGGTTTGTGTGCCTGCCGAAGAAAAATTCGAAGTCGACCATCGCCGCGGCCGTCATGCTGACCGCTCAGATTCTCAACTGGCGGCAGTCGGCCGAGTTCATCATCCTGGCGCCGACGGTTGAAATCGCGAACAACAGCTTCGCGCCTGCGCGCGACATGTGCCAGAAGGACGACGAGCTCGACGAGCTGATGCAAGTCCAAACGCATATCAAGACCATCACGCACCGCAACAGCGGCGCGAGTCTGAAGGTGGTCGCGGCCGACAGCAACACAGTAGGCGGCAAGAAAGCGGTCGGCATTCTCGTCGACGAAGCGTGGCTTTTCGGCAGGGTATCGAACGCTGAGAACATGTTGCGCGAGGCGACGGGCGGCCTTGCCTCGCGACCGGAGGGCTTCATCATCTGGCTGACAACGCAGAGCGATGACCCGCCGGCAGGTGTGTTCCGCCAGAAATTGCAGTACGCGCGCGACGTGCGCGACGGAAAGATTGTTGATCCGCGCTTTGTGCCGGTGCTGTACGAGTTTCCTAAGGCGATGCTGGACGCGAAAGAGCATCTGAATCCGGCCAACTTCGCGATGGTCAACCCGAATATGGATTATTCGGTCGACCGGGAATACCTCGAGCGCGAGTTCGGCAAGGCGCAGAACGACGGCGAAGAGTCCATGCGCGGGTTCTTAGCCAAGCATTTGAACGTCGAGATCGGGCTGAATCTGCGCTCCGACCGGTGGGCCGGCGCGGAGTTCTGGGAAGCTGCGGCGCTGGCTCCAGCGCTCACACTCGACGACCTGATTGAGCGGTGCGAGGTCATTGTCGGCGGCGTCGACGGCGGCGGGCTCGATGACTTGCTCGGCGTCGCACTGATCGGCCGCGAGCGCGAGACACGGCGCTGGCTGCTTTGGACGCACGCATGGGCGCATCCATCAGTATTCGAACGGCGGAAGGAGGTCGCACCGACTTTGCGCGACTTCGAGAAGGAAGGTGACTTGACCGTCGTCGAGCAGATGGGCGATGACGTGACCGAGGTTGCAGACATCTTCGCGCGCGTCTACTCCGCGGGGCTGCTGGACAAGATCGGGTGCGACCCGGCCGGCATTGGCAGCGTGCTCGATGCGCTTTCCGAGGCTGGAATTCCCGAAGAGCAGGTGATCGGCATCTCGCAGGGCTGGAAGCTATCCGGCGCCATCAAGACGGCCGAGCGGAAGCTGGTAGAGGGCGTGCTGGTGCACGGCGGGCAGCGAATGATGGCCTGGTGCGTCGGCAATGCGCGCGTCGTGCCGGTCGGCAATGCGGTGAACATCACGAAACAAGTAAGCGGGACCGCGAAAATCGATCCGCTGATGGCTACTTTCGATGCGGTATCGCTGATGGCGCTCAATCCGGCGGCGCAGGGCCCGTCGGTGTACGAGTCGCGCGGCATTCGATTCCTTTGAGAGACTAATTAATGAGTTTGTTCGATTTGCTCCGGCGCGGCGCACCGGCGGCGGCCCAAACTCGCCCTCAAGAACCGACCATGCCGCGCGCTGCAGTCGGCGGCGCGTCGACGACGTTTGCGGGAATGGATGACCCGAGGCTCCTCGAGTTCATCCGCCGCGGCGAAGTGGAGGGGTTTTCGCCGGCGTCACGCAGCCTGCGCAATATGGCGATCCTTCGCTGCGTCACGCTGATCTCCGAGTCGATCGGCATGCTGCCGTTGAACCTCATCCAGAACGATTCGGACAAGGAATATGCCACCGCGCACCCAGCCTATCGACTGCTGAAGCGCAAGCCGAACGACTGGCAGACGCCTTACGAATTCAAGAACTTGCTACAGCTTCATGCGTTGCTGCACGGCAATGGTTATGCGCGCGTGATCTGGTCGGGTGCCAGGCCGATTCGGCTGATCCCCATGAATCCGCTCGCGACCATGCCGAAGCTGTCGTTCGACTGGCAGATGACGTACGAATACACGGCGCCCGGCGGCGCGATGACGACGCTGGCAGCGAAGGAGGTCTTGCACATTCGCGACCTGTCGCTAGATGGCGTGCACGGCATTTCGCGCATTAGGCTCGCTCACGACGCGCTGGACCTTGCGCGGCATGCGGAGACTGCGGCCTCGCGCACGTTCCAGACTGGCGTAATGGCCGGCGGCGCTATCGAAGTGCCAAAAGAGCTTTCGGACAACGCCTACAAGCGCATGCAGGATTCGCTTGGCGACAACTACAGCGGCTCCGAGAACACCGGCAAATTCATGATTCTCGAAGAGGGCGCCAAGGCCAGCAAGTGGGCCAACACGGGGAAAGATGCCCAGCAGCTCGAGACGCGAAACCACCAAATCGAAGAGGCCGCTCGCGCATATGGCGTGCCGCGTCCGCTGTTGATGATGGACGACACGAGTTGGGGCAGCGGCATCGAGCAGCTCGCCATCTTCTTCGTGCAATACGGGCTTTCGCACTGGTTCACCGCATGGGAACAGGCATGCGCCCGAGTGCTGCTCACCGATGCAGAACTGGAAACCATGAAGTTCAAGGTCAACGAAGGGGCGCTCCTGCGCGGGACGTTGAACGATCAAGCCAATTTCTTCGCGAAGGCGCTCGGCGCTGGCGGCCAAAAGCCGTGGATGAGCCAAAACGAAGTGCGCGAGTGCTCGGACCTGCCGAAATCGGACGATCCGACCGCTGACGACCTGAAGAACCCGATGACCCAGAAAGGACCGATTAATGAGCCTCCTGCAGCTTCCTGAGATCCGGGCGGACCGCCGACTGAACGGGGCGCAGTTCGATTTGCGCCCGGATGCGCTCGAGCGGTGGGAGCCGGACGTGCGCGCTACGACCGACGACGCGGCTTCCATCTCGATCTACGACTCGATCGGCGACAACTGGGAAGGCACCGGCGTCACCGCCAAGAAGGTCAGCGCGGTGCTGCGCAGCATCGGCACGCGCGACGTCAACGTCAACGTGAACTCGCCGGGCGGCGACTTCTTCGAGGGCGTTGCGATCTACAACCTGCTGCGCGAGCACAAGGCCAAGGTCACCGTGCGCGTCATGGGCTTGGCTGCGTCCGCCGCATCGGTGATCGCGATGGCGGGAGACGAGATCCTGATGGGTGCTGGCGCATTCCTGATGATCCACAACGCGTGGACCATCGCCATCGGCAACCGTCACGACCTGGCGAACGCCTCGGCGGTTCTCGAACCGTTCGACGCCGCTATGGCGAAGGTGTATTCGCAGCGCGCCGGCATCACGCAGGCCGAAGCCGCGACCCTGATGGACAAAGAATCGTGGATCGGCGCCGACCAGGCGGTTGAAGAGGGCTTTGCGACGGCCCTCATCGACAGCGCCGAAATCACCGCTGATCCGAAGGCGCAGGGCAACCGCAAGGTGCTCGCGCTGATTGAAGCGTCGATGGCGAAGGCGGGGTATTCCCGATCCATGCGCCGCGAGGCCTTCAAGTCCCTGTTTCCCGGCACGCCGAGCGCTGCCGGAAATCCTGCCATGCCGAGCGCTGGCGAAGACGTTGCAGCCACGCTGCAAAACCTCCTCAACGCAATCAAAGGCTGAAAAATGAACAAGCGAATCCTCATCGCCGCGATCGCGGCATCCCTGGCAGGCACCTCGAGCGCGGTTCCGCGCGGCATCATCGCGGTGCGCGCGGACGGCGGCCTGCCGGAAGTGAAAGCCCTCATCGACAACCTGAACAAGGCGTTTGCCGACTTCAAGAGCGAGCACACGAAGCAGCTCGATGCGGTCAAGGCCGGTCTGCCGACGGCGGACCTGACGGCGAAGGTCGAGAAGATCGGCGCCGACATGGACGTCCTGCAGAAGGCCATCGACGATACCAACGTCAAGATGGCCGCGACGCAGATGGCGGGCAGCGTGCAGGTGAAGGACAAGGAATACACCGAGGCCTTCAAGTCGCACATGCGCAAGGGCGATGTCCAGGCTTCGATGAGCAAGGGCACGTCGACCGACGGTGGCTATTTGGCGCCGGTGGAATGGGACCGTACGGTGACCGACAAGCTGGTGCTCATCTCGCCGATGCGTGCCATCTCCGGAGTTCAGCAGATCTCCACGAACGGCTATAGCAAGCTGTTCAACCTGGGTGGCACCGCCAGCGGTTGGGTCGGCGAAGCGGCTGCGCGCCCGAACACCAACGGCCCGCAGTTTGCGTCGCTGGCATTCACGACCGGCGAGCTGTACGCGAACCCGGCCGCGACACAGCAACTGCTCGACGATGCGCTGATCGACCTCGAAACGTGGCTTGCCAACGAGGTGCAGATCGAATTCGCACGTCAAGAGGGTGCAGCTTTCGTGGCTGGCGACGGCGCGAACAAGCCCAACGGCATCCTGACGTACATCACCGGCGGCACGAACGCGGCGACGCACCCGTTCGGCGCAATCGGTTTGGTGAACAGCGGCGCGGCCGCGGCGATCACGTCGGACGGTGTCGTGGACCTGATCTATGACCTGCCGAGTGCTTACACGGGCAACGCGCGCTTCATCATGAACCGCGCCACGCAAGGGCTGATCCGCAAGCTGAAGGACGGCCAGGGCAACTACCTGTGGCAACCGGCGTATGTGGCGGGTCAGCCGTCGACGCTCGCGGGCTTCCCGGTCACCGAAGTTCCCGACATGCCGGATGTGGCCGCCAACGCCACGCCGATCATGTTCGGCGACTTCAAGCAGGGTTACCTGGTGATCGACCGCATCGGCGTGCGTGTGTTGCGCGACCCGTTCACGAACAAGCCGTACGTGTCGTTCTACACGACCAAGCGCGTCGGCGGTGGTGTCGTGAATCCGGAACCGCTGCGCGGCCTCAAGGTGGCAGTGAACGCGTAATTCGAATCTCCGTAGGGGGTTGGGTTGAGGGGCGTCCTGGTGGCGCCCTTTCTTTTTGGAGACGAATAAATGCCGAAGTTCATAAAGCCCTTCCGCGGCGTACCGGAAGGCGAAATTTATCCGAAACAGTTTGAGGCTGGCGATGAATGCCCGTCTGAACTGGAGGCCGGCGCGAAGGAGCACGGCGCGCTCGAAGGCTCCGACAAAAAGTCTGCCAAGGCGAAGGAATAAGACGTGGATGATTCTGTGCAGCTCGTCTCGACTGACTTGGCGCTCAGTCATGTGCGTCAGGATGCTGGCGTCGAGGATGCCTGGGTCGCGATGAATCTCGCAGCCGCGCAGCAATCAGCGCTGGACTACCTGAACCGGCAGGTGTTCGCCGACGACGCCTCAATGCAGGCGGCTATCGCAGACGACACTGCTGGCGACTTCCCCATGGTGGTAAATGCCGCCATTCAGGCGGCGATCCTGCGCACTTTCGGCGAGCTGTACAAAAATCGCGAGGACTCCACAGTCGGCGCGAGGATGGTGGAACTGCCATTTACGTCGCGCGACCTGCTGCGCCCTCATCGAATCATTCCGGGGATTTGATCATGCTTCAGGCCGGATCTCTCGATCGCCGCGTGCTCATCGAGCAACACGTAGAGGGCCAGGACGAGCTCGGCCAGCCGATCGACACATGGGTCGCGGTCGCTACCGTCTGGGCCAATGTGCTGTTACTGACGGGCAAGGAAACGTTGCTTGCCGACGCTGATGTTGCCAGCGCGACGGCGAGCATTCGGATCCGCTACCGCACGGACATCGACAGTGGCATGCGCGCATCCCTCTTGAAGATGGTCGACGGCGCGCCCGTCGTGGAAGCGATTTTCGACATTCTCAAGCCGCTGCCGGACTACGCGGGCCGCGAGTACACCGATTTGCCATGCACGACGGGGCTGAACAATGGCTAGCGCGGAAGCGATCGTCGTGGCAGCCCTGAAGGGTCTCGTGCCCGGTCCCAATGGCACATTTCGCGTCTATCCGGACGTGGCGCCGGCGGGCGCGGTGATGCCATACATCACGTATCAAGGCGTGGGCGGTCAGGACGAAACGACTTTCGACGGCCTGAACACGCTCCAGAACAAGCGCATGCAGATCAACGTCTGGGCCGCGGAGCGCGCCGCAGCGGCCGCGCTCGAAATACCGATTCTCCAGGCGCTGACGGCGGCGCCTGTTCTCGGCACGCCGATCGGCGCGCCTGTCAGTGTGTACGAGGACGATACGAAACTTTTCGGCAGCCGTCTCGACATCTCAATCTGGTTCAACATCTGAGGGAAATCATGACCAGCTCCGCAATCTCCGCGCAAGGCAGCGTCTTTGCGATCAATGCGACCGATGAAACGCCGGCAGTCTTTGTACCGGTCAAGAACGTCAAGAGCTATAGCGGCTTTGACGGCGCCGCGACATCGCTCGATGCGACGGACCTCGACTCGACCGCGAAAGAAAATGTTCTCGGCCTTCAAGACTGGGGCAGCTTCTCGATCGACGTCAACATCGACTATGCGGACCCTGGGCAAGCGGCCATGCTCGCGTCCAAGCGTGCCAGCACGAAAAAGAACTATCAACTGACGCTGCCCAGCGGCGACGTTGCGACGTTCCTCGCGTCTGTCAATTCGTTTCCGATTGCGGGCGGAACCGATGCACTGCTGACCGCCACGATTGCGCTGACGATCAGCGGTGACGTGACGATCACGCCGGCCGGCGGCGCCTAAGCAATCGACTCGCGCGCCGACCGCAGCGCGTTTTCTCCACTATATATAGAGCAAACACATGCTGACTCGTGAACAAATCCTGGCAGCCGATGACCTGAAATCGGAAGAAGTGGACGTCCCCGAATGGGGTGGCTCCGTAAAGGTGATCGTGATGACTGGTGTCGCGCGCGACTCGTTTCAGGAGCAGATGGCCGCCGGCGACAAGTCGATCAGCTACTTCCAGAACTGCCTGCTCGTCGCGACACTGGTGGATGGAGATGATGCGCCGCTTTTTGCTGCTGCCGACATGGACGCCCTGCGCTTGAAGTCCGCTGCTGTCGTGACGCGCGTTGCCAACGTGGCGGAACGACTGAACGGATTCGGCGCAAAGGTCGTGGAGGATGCGGAAAAAAACTCCAAAGCCGCCCCGAGCGGCTCTTCTGGTTCCGACTCGCCCGCGAACTGAAAATGTCCGTGCGGCGCTGCCAGCGCGAGGTCGACAGCGCCGAGTTCGTCGAGTGGATGGCTTTCGCCGGCATCGACGGATTGACCGCTGAGATGGACGACCTGCGTTGCGGACTCACGACTGCGGCTATCTACAACGTGCACCGAGACACGAAGAAAGCGCGGAAGCCGTTCGGTCCAGCCGACGTCGTGCCCTGGTTGAACGTTGCCGAGCCGGAAGCGGCTGCCGGCCCGGTTCTTCTCGCTGACAAGGCTGCGCAGTCAAACCTCATTTGCGCGGCGCTGTTCGGGAGACCAGCCAATGCCTAAGAAGGCGTTCGAGATGCTCAATCCGCAGTCGCTGACCGCACAGCTTGACGCGCTCGGCGAGGCAGTGAGCGAGTCGACATTGCGTAAGGCCGCGCTCGCCGGCGCGAACATCTTCTTGGCAGAAGAAAAGATCCGCATCCCGAAAGACACGGGCACCGGCGAGCGCGCGCTGATCATCGCGTACGACGCTGAACAGTCCGTAACAGGGAAACTTGCGTCGTACATCGTCACATGGCTGAAAGAGGCCTATTACCTGCGATTCGTAGAGTATGGCCGGTCAGGAATGGCCGCAAAACCGTTCAAGCGGGCCGCCTATGAGGCCAAGAAAACGGCAGCCGCTCAGGCCGTCGTCGATTCGATCGACTCCGAAATAAAGGCGAGAACCCGTGGCAAATGAAAGCATCACGCGCGTCACAGCTGACGCCAGCGGCTATCGATCCGAGCTGGATTCAGCGCGCAAGTCCGCGAATGCGTTCATGCAGACGCAGGATCAGGCCGCGCAGCGCGTTCTCGTCTCGCAAAAAGCCATCGCCGAAGCGACCGCGAACGGCAGCAAGGCGAGCGCGAGCGCGATCAATTCATTCGTCTCGTCACTCACGCGCGCTGCAGACACAGCCGGCAAGACGCGGTCCGAGCTGCTCGAGCTGAAGGCCGCACAACTTGGTGTGTCCGAGGCGGCCGCCGATTCGATCGCAAAGCTGCGGTCGTTCGAGCAGGAGACCGGTGGAGCTGGCGAGGCCGTGGAGGGACTCGGTATCAAGAGCGTAGGCGCGCGCCGTGAAATCGCCGTCATGATTCACGAGGCGTCGCAAGGCAACTGGAAAAACCTCGCTGGTTCCGTCCAGGTCTTCGGCGAGAAGATCGACCTGATGGGAAAACTTATGTCGCCGGCTGGCATTTCGCTCGGGCTGGCTGCCGCGGCCGCTGTTGGCTTCATATACGAGGTTGCCAAAGGCGCGCAGTCACTTGACGCGCTTGGGAAGTCGGCGCAACTCACCAACGGCTATCTCGGTCTTACGACTGACCAACTCCAGATGATGTCTATGGGCATTGCGGGATCAGGCCAATCGATCACGGATGTGCAGGCTGCCATGACGGCGCTGGTGACAAGCGGCCAGGTGGCGGCGGATCAGCTTAGCCTTGCAACAAAAGTTACCGCCGAATTCGCGAGCGATACAGGCATTTCGGCGCAGCAAGCAGCCGAAGCCATGATTAAGTTTGCCCAGGATCCGCAAAAAGCGCTGGAAGAACTGCAGGCCCAATACCACACGTTCTCTGCGGCCCAAGTGGACGTCATTGAGAACTACATCAAGACTGGCGACAGCGCCAACGCGTACAAGGCCATTCTGCAAGGCATGGACCAGGCACACCAAAATTTCAAGGCGAGCGCGGCCGAGAATTTGGGTTTTGTGCAGCAGCTTTTTGCTGCCCTTAAAGAAGATGCTCAGTGGGAGTTGAGCCAGATCAATCAGATTGGCATGGCAGCGACCAGCACCGAGAAACTGACGGCGGCACTGAAGGATCAGGCCGATGCCCAGCGCAATCTTGCGCAAGCCAAAGGAATGCCATTCGGTAACACGAGTTCTGCCCAGGCGCAGCTCGACGCCGCGAATGCCCAGGTTGCAGCTATCCAGAAAGTGCAGGCTGCCCAGAATGCTGCGGCGACCGCCCAGGCGAAGCGGGCCGCCGGCGGCGACGGCGAGCTGGCATCGCAAAAGTATCTCAGTTCCGCTGATTATGCGACGCCCCTGCAGCAGCGCAATCTCGCGATCCAGAAGGAAAACGCCGCGTACACGGCCGCGATCAAAGACGTGGACCGGACGTCAGCAACCTTCGTTTCGGACGAAAAGCGGCACGCCGATAATCTTGCCGAGATAGACAAGCAGTACGCCAGTCGCAATGGCTCGAAGAGCGCAGCGAGCGCCGCGGCGGCAGCAGCGCAGAACGCTATCAACGCGCAACTGACCTCGCTCGATGCTCAGCAAAAAGCGATCGAAGACAGCCTCAAGACGTCTCTGGACCACATCAAGAGCCTGCAGGAGCAAGGGCTGATCACGCAGGAGTCGGAGCTGTCGCAGTCGCACGATTTGCGCGCGAAGGCACTCTCGGATCAACTCGCAATCGAACAGCAGGAAGTGGAGATCGCGACCGGCAAGAAACAAAAATCGGCGATGGAGAAATATGCCGCCGAGGTTAAGGCCACGCAGACGCAGATCACGGCGAATGATCAGCAGTACACCGATGACGCGGCCAAGCTCGCTGCGAAGCGTGTCGCAGACCTGAAAGTCTACACGGACGCGCTCAACCAGCAACTCGCCACACAGCAATCGGCGGCTGACGCGCAATTGGCCGGCGTGAGCCTTGGTGGAAATGACCGCGCTGATTTCAACCGGCAACTCGCCATCCGTCAGGACTATGACAAGAAGGTAGCAGACCTGGCGAAGCAGCAGACCGAAAACAAGATTGGCCCGGACCAGTACGCGTCTGAGCTGGCCGCCACGCAGGACTATTACAACAAGTCCGTAGCGATCGCCCAGAAATCGTCCGATGACATCCGTGCAGCGAACGCCGACTGGACGACCGGCGCGCTGCGATCGATCGCCGATTACAGCGACGCCGCGAACAATGTGGCCGCGTCGACCGCGTCGACGTTTTCCGATTCGTTCCGCGGCATGGAGGATGCGTTCGCCACATTCGCGACAACTGGCAAGCTCAGTTTCTCGAGCCTCGCTACGAGCGTGATCGCGGACATCGCGCGCATGGAGGCGCGCGCTGTGATCTCCGGCCTGTTCAACTATGCCGTCGGCGCCGTTTCGGGCTACTTCGGTTCGTCTGGATCGGCCACCAGCACGCCGGCGGATCTGATCTCCGGGTACACGGGCCACGCGACCGGCGGCCTCATAACCGGCCCCGGCACTGGTACGAGCGACAGCATCCTCGCGCGGCTATCGAATGGTGAGGGGGTCGTCACGGCCGCAGGCATGAAGCGCATCGGTGTGCCGGGGCTCAATGCCATCAACGGTACAGGCGGCGGCATGGCGAGGTTTGCCACGGGCGGCGTGGTTGGTCCTGGCGCCGTCGCAAGCTCGACGTCGGGGGGCTCAGGGGCCACGGTAGCACTTACGGTGCAGACGAGCGACAGCGCCGGCGGCCTGACGGCTGACGATGCGAAGTGGTTGCAGGGTCAGCTAAAAAATATGGTCGATGCGCGCCTTGCATCCAAGATGAAAGGGCAGGGCGGCTATGCCTGGCAAATGAAATACGGGTCGGTGGGCTGAACATGCCAACGCAGACATTTACATGGGTGCCGACAGTCGCAAACCTGTCGGGCACCGCGACGCTGCTCGTCCGCGAGGCGCAGTTCGGCGACGGATACTCACAGAGAACGGCAGACGGTCTCAATAACCGGTCTTCCTCGTTTAGCCTGCAGTTCATTGGCGACGCCACAAAAATATCCGCAATCCTTGCGTTCCTCGATGCGCGAGCCGGTGCCGAGGCGTTCTACTGGACGCCCCCACTGCGCACGCAATTGCTGTTCACATGCGCGACGTACACAGAGCCGACAAAAGACGGCAACGTGTACACAATCACTGCCACGTTCGTTCAAACGTTCGATACAACCTCCGCTTCCTGAGCGCTATGACCACTCTCCAGAAAGTCGTCCTCGGCACACCACCTGCCGGGTCCGACGGTGACACCGTGCGCGTCGCAAACACCAAGGTAAATGCGAACGTGGATGTGCTTAATGCGCAAGCGACGCTTTCGAGCGCCGCCACGCTGGTGAATGCCGCTCAGACGCTGACCGCTGCCCTGCACCTTGGGAAGCGCGTCAACATAAGTCTCGCGGCCGCTGGAGCTGTCAGCCCGCCGGCGGCCTCGAGCTGCTTGCCGGATGGCGTGATGTTGCTACGCAATGTCGGAACGACGGTAGTTTCGATTCCGCCCGCGACCGGGTCAGGAGATAGCGTAGCAATTTCGAAACTGAATCCCGGTGAAACCGTGTTGATCGACACCGACGGCGCGCATGCGTGGAACGTTCTTATGCGCGGGCGAACGTACTCAGACAATGAGGTCGTAATCGGCAACAGCACGGTCAATGGCAACGAGACAATTCTTGGATCGTTGACGATTGGGTCTACTGGTCAGGCGTCGATCTCGGCGGCGGGCGCGTATTCAGGACCGGGTGCGGTCTATACCGCCAACGTGTCAATCGGCGGAACTCTTGGCGTCACCGGTCAGGCAACGTTCGCATTGCGCCCCACGTTCGCGGGTAACGTGCCGTATGACTCAGGAAACCTCGGCGCTGCGAATGACGCAAATCTAGGCATCATGCGCACCGCCACACAAGCCGAAGTTAATGCCGGATCGGTGGACTATCCGGTGGCGGTGACCCCAAAAAAGATGCGACTCGGGTTTGCCATATCACTTGGATCCACGGGGTGCATTGCCTTTCCGACGTGGATGGGCGGGCTGATTTTTAATTGGGGAAACGGGTCTACGAATAGTAGCGGCGATGCGACAGTGGCATTCGTA